GTTCGTTTGTTTTGCACACCACATCATGAAACTTCCGCACCATGCTTGCTTATCGTGTCCTGTAAACTTACCGTAATCTGTTTCATTGTCTGCTGGACCTTCAATTACACCAACTTGAGACATTGCTACCTCAAGAAAACGTGCTGCTGATCCTGGTTTATTTGCTCCAACTGCTGGAACTGGTTTTGCTGCTCCCATATTATTTTACCTTTCTTGTTTGAAATACACTTAAATGTATTTTATTTTTAAATGATCTTGCCTCTGTAAGCCATTTATTTATATTAAATAGGTATACAGAAATATAAATTGTTGATCCAAATATGAATCCCCATTGTTTTGTTTGAATACTGTAGGCTACCCATGCACATTCAGTTATAATACCTACAGCATATCCTCGCCAATTTTTACGACCCGTAAGCCATATTCCTATGACTCCAATTGTTGATAATGTCCAAGACCATAATTGTGTATTCATTCTAACCCCATTATATCAAATATTTAGACTAACCAATCAAGGTTATTTTTGCCCCAATTAACTGTTTTTTCAATAGATTCTTCAAATGAATATGGTGGCTTCCAACCCATACCTATAAGCTTATTACCATTTAAATCATATCTTTTATCATGACCTGGCCTAAATTTTACACCATTTACATATTCAAATGTATTTTTTTCAACATTTAATAATTTTGCAACCATTTTAACAATCTCATCATTATCAAATTCATGACCATCTGTAATATTAAATTTAGGCAATCTTTCAAGCCCATCACTAATCCTATGCGGGGTCTTGCAATAATAATCTATTAAAAACTTAATAGCACTTGTTTGATTTTTTATATATAGATAAAATCTACTAAAAGGCACTAGTTTACCATCAACAAATTCTGAATATACTGGAACTATTTTATCATTTAATATGTGCTCAATTGTTTTTGGTATAAAAGCTTTAGTGCTTTGCCTTTCTCCAAACATATTCATAGTATTGGTTATTACTATTGGTAAATCATAAGTTCTCCAATAAGCATGGCATATAGATTCTTGAGAAGCTTTGGATGCGGAATATGGATTGGAAGGTATAAATTCTTGCCATTCAGAATGTTTTTGATCATCTTCGGCTGGTCCAAATACTTCGTCTGTAGATATTTGAATAAAAGTTTTTAAATTATTTAATGATCTTGCATATTCAAGCATGTTTAATTGAAGATTAATATTATTATTTATAAAATCTACGGGATTTTCTATTGATTCATCTACACTTGATTTTGAAGCTACGTTAACAATTACATCAACTTTACCAATTTTATATGATGTTATAGGATCTATAGGAGTTGATAAATCATGAGTTACAATATTTATTCTATTAAATTCATCTTTGTGTTTATCTATTACATATGATAATTTTTGAGACATCCCGCCATGCTTAAAAGATTCAATTACTGATATATTCCAATCAGTATTCTCTAATAAATAATCTACCAAATGATGTCCAACAAAACCACCACCGCCAGTTATTAATATATTCATAATTTCCTTATTTTAATCAAAAAGGGGATGGGATTTCTCCCATCCCCTAAGTTTATGAAGATTTACTTCTTAAGAGCAACCTTCTTTGTTGGATGAGCCTTGTTCCATGCTGCAGCCAACTTATTGTAATCAGCTTTTGCTTGTGCAGCAGCAGCTGTTGCTGTTGCTTGTGAAGCTGTAAGCTGTGCCTGCAATGATGCAACTTGTGCATTAAGAGCAGTAATTTGTGCTGTCAACTTATCATTAAGTGATTGAATTGAAGCAACTAGTGTGCTAAGTGCAGTTGCATTTGGATCAGCAACTGATGCAGATGTTGTAATGGCAGCCTTTGTAAGTGCAAATACTCCATTTACGCTAAATGTTCCAGCAGAGAGTGGAGCATAGACGCTCCATGTAGCAACTCCATTAACAAAAGTTGGAGATGCAGAACCAACTAATGTCGCTCCGCCCAATTGTGTTGATGAAATTAAATCTGCAGAAAGTACATTTGCATATGTGCCATCAGCGACTGCAAGTCCTGATGAATCCTTTGCTGTAAGTGTTAGCTTAATTGCTTCTCCATTTACATATGCAGACTTATCGAAAGCAAGTGCAACTGATGCAATTGTTGATGAGCCAACCTTTACTGCTGATTTAGTAGCAATTGTAGGAGTTGTTGGGTCATTAGCAAATGTAATATTTGCTGTACCTGTTGCAATTCCCTGAATTGCAAAAGTAGCAATTCCAGATACTGTTACTGCAGAAGATGCAACTGTAGCAACTGATGTTGCATCAGATGTTGCATAAACTGTAGTTCCATCAGCAACAAGATTTCCATTAACATCCTTAACTGTTACCGCAACAGCAGAAGCATTTGCTCCTACCTTATAAACACTTGAAGCGTTTACTGCAGAATATGATGATGCCACGCCAGAAAATACAAATGTCTTTGTAGCAAGAACTGTTGTTCCGCTAGAAATTGTAATTGTAGATGTTCCTGGAGTACCGTCTCCAAATACGTTAATGTAATATGCACCTGATGCTCCAGTTACTGCACGTCCTGCGACAGTTGCAGCAGCTTGAGTTGTACCAATTCCAATAAGTCCTGGACCACTTACAGTTGCTGTAAGTGTGCCATTTGCAATAGCAACATTGTTGCCATCACGAAGATCTACCTTGATATTGCCAGCAAGAAGGTTTGCTGTTAATGGTGAAACTACTGCTACAGCATTTGTTGTAGAAGTTGGAGCAGTTGAACCTGATGCTGAATATACTGTTGTATATGCAGTTGATGGAAGAAGAGATCCTGTTGAAGTCCATGTTAATGTCTTAACAACTGGAGTTCCTTGTGTTCCATTTGATAGCACTGGTGTAGCAGTAATGGTTGTTGTTCCTACTGCTGCACTGGTAAGTGTTAGAGTTGATGTTCCAGCACCTGTTCCGTTAGTGGTAACTTGGTACCAACCGTTAGTTTGTACTGGGATTGAGATTGATGTATTTGTTCCTGCAACAGCAAGCACTACGCTTCCTGCACCTGAAACAACAACATTTGTAACAGTACTTGTATCTGTTGACAATGTTAGTGTTGCAAATCCACCAACCACTTGTACTCCGTTTGTAGTATCATACATAACGGTATTTGCGATTGTGGGTGCTGCATGTGAAGGAGCACCTGTGACCATTGTGCCAATCAAAGCTGCAGCAATGATTGAGATGATCTTATTTGTTTTTGTCATGTTTTTCCTTTTCCTTATTAGTTTATTTTCCTAGGTTTTTACCTAATAATTTAGGCAAATCTAAAAGTCCCTGTTTTAGGGCTGCAAGTTCTTTTTTTAAGTTTGCATTTTCTTGCTTCAATTCTGAAGCAACATGTTCTATTCTATCACATTGTATTTGTTTTGTCTCTAAAGCCTCAATATACCAGCTTAATTTTTGCTGGGAATCATGATATAGCTGCTCATAATCTATTACAGGCTTCTTACTCTTCAGTAACTTCATCTCATCCTACAATATGGTAAAGTTGTCAATAAATCCTGTGTCTGGATTTGGGCTATCTTCGTCATCATCTATCCCCAAATACTCTCTCAGTCCCGCAGGCATATAATTACTCTTAGGTGCTCGAATAACATTGTCTTGTTTAGGCTTTGATTCTGAAATTAAATCTTCATCAAATGCATCGTATGAATAAATATGGATTTCTCCATCACCTTTAGGAGTTAAGCTTATCGCATTATAAATTGCCCCGCAAGTTGCGTCAGCCAAATCCTTTGATCCTTTTCTTGGGTGATCAACTTTATCTTTTTTAACAATTCTTAATTCAAGTAACTCATCAATTAAAAGAGGTAATCTTGGTCCAGACACTCTTTCTTCCATTACAGACAATAACATATCTTCATAATGCTTTTTAGCAACAGAAAGAACTTCGCAATTCATCCCATAAGATTTTAATTGTTCCATCATGTCATAAGAGTTCCAACGGTCAAATGTAACCTTTCTTACATTAAACCCTCTTTGTTTTAAAGAAATAATATAATTTTTTACTTCTGTAAAATCAACAACCTTTTCTCTTGTAGGGGTCCAATATCTTACAGCATCTACCACAACATAAGGTTGTGCATCAGTATAAGCTCCAGACATTTTCATTGTTACCCATTTATCAACGTGAGCCATTGTAACAGCACAATGGTCATGTTTTAAAGCTAAGTCAACGTGAACATAATATTGTTTTTCTGGATCTGGAATAAACCAATCTTTAAATGAATTGCTATCATCTAATGCAATATTTAAATTGCTAAATGCTTTTTCTACTTTTTCACGGGAATGGAAAAGAGCATCAATAGATTCGGGAGGCATGCATGCAAAGCGAGATAGGGCATCAATTGGATCTGAATAAAAATTCATTGCTAAATCTTCAATTTTAATTGTTGGGTTAATTTCCCAAGTGGGGCGTTTTAATGCAAATACTCTAGGTACATTGTAATTGATAATATGGTCTTCTTCCCATTCAATTTCAAATTCATTACCTTCTGTACCATCTGGCAAATCTTCATCAACTTTAAATGTATGCTTGCGAATAACAATTTCTTTTTCCGCCACGACTTCATTATATCTTTGCTGAATATAGTCATTTTTAAAACGTGGGAATGAAAGAAGAATTACTTTTCCAAACTGTGGAAAACGTGAGTCAACAGAACCTCTAAACATCTTATAAATAGCAGCAGCAGTTTTAGCCTGTTCATTACCGCTTGTAGAGTCTAGATCAAAGCCTGAAATTTCATCAAGCACAGCAAATAAAAGGTTGTATCCTTCCCAAGATTCTCTTTGTGAGTGACCTGAGTGAACTGTAATGCTTTTATCAAATACAATACTTCCCATTTTTGCTTCGTATTTTCCATCAAACCAACGACATCTGGTAATGCGATTTTTAAATCCTTTAAAGAAAACCTGTTGTGCTTGAATAGCGTTAATAGCTACGTTAATGATATCAATAGAATCGCCTGGAGGCTTACCATAATATCTTGCGGGATCTTTAAGACATAGCAATAAATAAACAACATAAGCACAAGCAATAGTAGATGTGTAGTCTTTTCCAGAACCTTTACCTAATTGAAATATAACTTCATTACAAGTTTGATTCCAACGTTTTTCGCCTTCTAATTCTCCATAAAGCTTAACTAAAGTTTCTTTTTTATAGATTTGAGTTGAAGCCTTAATCATTGTATATTGATATTCAGACAATGGAGGAAGGCCAAGGTAATCTCTTGATGTTACAAACTCTTCAATATCTATTGGGCGTTCTTCAAATGCATCTTCTTCAAGTGCACCTAAAAAATCACTAAAATCAGTCAACTGATATTACCTCTACCTTATTAGTTACTTCAGACAATCTACGTGCAACCTCTTGTTTACATGTAGGACAAGATGAGGTTACATCTCTAAGTATTCCTACTAGTATTTCTTGTTTACGTTCTGTTTCAAGAATGCTGTCAGCCATATCATTTCTTTCAAGCACTCCCGCTTTTTGAAGCATATCAATTCTTTTGCTTTCAACATCTGCAATAAGTTTTAAAGTTTGAGCTTTAACATTTAAAGCATCTTGTTCATTTGCTTGCTCTACAGTATTCCAGCCTTCTTTAATGATCATAGAATAATGTTGATCAGCAGCACCCAATGCTTCTCTTGCTCTTTCACTGATACCAGCATCTCCCTGCATTAAATCACGCCAATTTTCTAGCATTTGATTTACCTGCATAGGCTTTAGTTGAAATGATTTAGCAATTTGATTTACATTATTGCCTTTAATAAATTCAGCAACAACTTTATTCATTTGCTCAAAATGATCTGCTATCTCTACAACATTATCCATGTTATCCTCCAGTGCTGTAAAATCCGCCACCCTTAAATTGGATGCCAAATGTGTTAAAAACTCTTACCATCGTATGTTCTCTTGAACATACTGGCGTAACTTCTGGATCGTTAAACCCTCTTACCACCTCTTGCGACTCATCGCATTCAATACATGCATATTCATAAGTAGGCATGTTATCTCCTTTTTGTAATTCCAAACTTTTCTAAATAACGAATAATTGTCATATGACTACATCCTGCTTCTTTTGCAAGAGTGTTAATATCTTTACGTTCAACAATGTAACGTTTGTAAAGCCATTCTTTAGATTCATATAATTTACTCATTTTGTTTTGTTATAAGCAAACCAAGCGATTCCCGCTGCATCCGAGACATTGTTGTTATCTGTATTTACTCCAATAGATTTAACAAAGTCTATAGTTTTTTGCTTACGCATTTCCCTTATTTTGTTTTTGATCCAGGATTCTGATTTTCCTGGGTGCTCTTCTTTAACTCTGAGTTTCTCAGCTTTAGTAAAGTTCTTGTTACCAAGGAAGCTCTGCCATTCAATAGGATGGACTTCAAGTACCTCAAGTTGCTCATCTATAAGTTCCCCCAAAATTGCTCCAAAGACGTAAGCCATTTTAAGTCCTGTAGCAGCTGATTTAACCATTACTGCTGCTTCAAGTGCAATTAAATTTACATCTAATTGACCCGAAGCTTTTAGGGCACGAATCTTTTTCTTTGCATCTATAATTCTATCATAAATATTGGTTCCTGTAAAGTTAATTTCTCCCCAACTTGTAGCTTTGCCGTTATCAATAATACAAAAAGCAAAACTATTTGTACTTGCATCTACGCCTAAAATCTTTTTTGGACGGCTTTTTACAAGATCACTTAGATGAGCCATTGAGCATACCTAACAAAGATTGTCTTTCTTTTTCTTTAACATCAGCATGGCACCCATAACATACATCATCTTCGTTATACATTGTTAATTCTTGATTACAGCCTTTATTGCTACAAATTCTTTTTTTACCAGCTAATCTATCTTTTTTAGCTTGATACTTTTGTTTAATTTTTAAATTGGTTGCAATTCGACAACATTCGTCAGAACAATATTTTTGATTATGAGTTTTAGGCTCAAATGTATTTGGCCCTTGACAATCTTCATAAGCACATATCATACTTCTATCAGCTCTTCCCATTGATAATCATTTTTAAAAGATTTAGTTTGTGTGCCATCAAATATTTCTTCATTTGAATGTAATCCATTTACACCAATATGCAATGATCTTGCTGTATGCGGAACAATACAGAATAGATGATTTCTTGGCATAACTCTAAGATTTAAGTTCCAATCCCAACCAGAAGGTCCGCCGTTACCACTTGAATAGTTCCAATCCCAAGTATCCTTAAAGTAATTTAGCCAAACATTTCTCCATGTTCCCCAAATTAATCCTTGAAATCCTGATACTCTTAAAACTTTTGAGGGATCAAATTCTGGTCTTTCTCCTGATGCAGATATAGTTCCTACAGAAAGATCATCTCTATATTTATTTTCTAAATAGTTAAAGTATTCACAAACATCTTCTGATACCATAATGTCATCTTCGGCAAGTATTACAAATTCATATTCTTCAAATGTTTTATCAAGTGCAAACCATGTATTTGCAGCACATCCCATAACTTTATTATTTATATTAACATTTATAATGTTACCAATTTTTTCTGCAAAATCATTAATAATGTCACAAACTTCATCTGTTCTATCAGATGGTTCAACTTTAAAATAAATGTCATATTCTTGAATTGATCTAACTTTTGACCATGATTCAAGAGTTTGTTTTAAATAATCTACACGATCAAAAGCTGTAAATACAATTGCTTTTTTGCTAAGAGTTATCATATCTTAACCTCCATTGCAGGATACTGAACTTCCCCTTCTTTATCTTTCATGTCTTTCCAGCATGCATCAAATACTGGACAACCTTTACATGCCCAAGTAGATTTTGTAAATGCTCTGTTTGGCAATGTTTCATCAATATGCAATTGCTTTACTCCACGCAACCAATCAAATACATATTCAATTAATTCTTGATTTTTTGCATCCATTTGAATTGGAATAAATACTAAAGTTTGATCATCTTTATTTTCATACATAAAGCAACCTTCTTTATATCCCCAGATTTTCATATATGTCAATAGTTGAATTCTATGATTATCTGATGGCTCTTTGCTTATTGCTTTTATGTTGTGTTGAGCATCTTTTGCAGATTTAATTTCAATTGGAACAATTTGATCATTGTCCATATCTTGAATAAGAGTATCAAGAAAACCTCTGATTGGTGGATTGTCATAAGTTGTTTCAACTTCATGAGCAATAACTTTATAAGATTTATGCATTTTACTCATACGCTCTTGCAATCTATCATGAACAAAGTTACCATTTTCCATAGCAGCTTTAGCTTGTGGTTTGGCAGTATCTTTAAAGTCCGCACCATTAAATGCTATGAACCAGTATCTAGCACAGTTACCGTGACCATAGCCTAATGTGCTGGGTGAGAATGTATTTTTCTGTGTAAAGCCTGCTTTACTTTCATATGTTTCTTCAAACTCTGATGCAAACTTTACTGGGTCGAACCCATCTTTCTTTTTTAACTTAAGTGTGGATATAGATCCCAATTATGCTCCAAATCTTGCTGAATATTTCAGGGCATCAACAAGTTTGTCTATTGTGTCTGCTGCTGTGTAGTATGTGTTTTTTTTCTTTGAAGCGTCTCCGCCTTTTTCAAAAGTCGTATAGTATCTAGCTTGCATAGCAAACTTTGCACTAATAGCTTGTAGTTGAACTATAAGTGATGGTGCTTTGGCAGATGGAACATCTGGTTTTGTAATTAATTTAATGATTAAGTCAAGTGCAGCATCTAAGTCTTTATCATTCATAAACTCAGACATATCATTAAATTCTGTTATTTGACTTATTTGTTCTATTACTGTTGTTGTCTCTGCCATTTTAAACCTACTTATTCTTCTTAGGTAGTTGCTTTGTATGCTTTACAATATAAGGTCCAATTATTGCTTTAATTGTTCCATCTTTACGAAGCTTTACAATATTACCGTCTTTTATTTGTATATCATTAAACGGATGTGATCCTCTATGCTTTCCCATTTTCTTTCTCCCAACATTCTATTAATTGTTCTAACAACGCCCATTCGATTACTGCTAATCTAGTTTTAGCACCTTCATCGCCTAAAATTAATTTAAGAACTGGATATTTATCCCTGCTGACCTTAAAAGTATCCGTGCAAATCTTTGCCCATATTTCCTTACTAATGGAAATTGACTTTGAGTACTCTTTATAATCAACCACAAAATCGTTCCAGATAGCATCACCTTTTTGATAATCTCCACGTCCAGAATTCTTTTGAGCTTTTGCTCCATCACGTTTTATTTCCCCACGCTCAGTCAAATTGCATTTCCGATCTATGTCCTTCAGAACATATCCAAATTATTTTTGAAGAACTTCTATCCCAATATGCGATATCCGAATCTTCTTTGCAGTATTTGCATCCATAATTACCATAAAGCTTTTCTAAGTGATCTAGTTCTTTATTTTTAGAACCTTTTACAAAATCATTTATCTTACTCATATAAAGATGCTTTTAAACTTTCTACGACTTCAGGATTAGATCTTAAATACTCAACTGCCTTATTTCTTCCCTGCAATCTTTCTTCTCCAACTGTATACCAGGCTCCGCCTTTTTGAACTTTGCCCATCATTTCAGCTGCATCCAAAACTTCACCTATCGAATCAACCCCGACTTTATCCCCTTGATAGTAAAAATCGTATTGACCTGACTGGCCCATAGGACCGAGCTTATTGTAATCAATGATCCAGTTGACGGGTCTTCCCACTTTTTGTTCAAGTATCTTGTCACCAACTTGGATTCCAGCTTTAATAGCATTTGCTTCAGCTTCTGATGACCAAAGCTTGATGACGGTGCTGGAGAAAAACTTAACAGCCATCCCTCCTGTGGGAATGTGCGATGCATGCATACTGCCAAACTGGTTTCTCTGCTGAGAAATAAGAACCAATAACGTATTCTTGTTTGCATAATTAAGCATTTTGACTGCATGTGTCATATCCTTTGCCTCTGCACCAATCTGCTTGGTGTCCTCTAGCTTTTTTAGTTCATCACTATCTTTTTCAAAATAAATTGCTGGAAGCAATGCTGAGATTGAGTCTACTACAATTATATCAACTCCAGCTTCCATGAGTTGTTGAGCTACATCAACCATATCATTAATTGTTTTAGCTTGTGAATAAATAAGAGAAGATGAATCTACTCCAAGCTTTTCTGCCCATTCAGCTGAATAAGAATGTTCTGAATCAATCCAAGCACATGTCTTACCTTCTTTTTGAGCCATGCCAATCATTTGTAAACAAAATGATGACTTACCAGCAGACTTGTTTCCCCAAACAAGAACCTGCCTACCATACCCTAACCCGCCTTTTAAAGCAAGGTTAAGGCTTATGCTTGGAGTCTTTTGACGCTCTGCATCAACTCCAGTAGCCATTTGAACACGCTGTCTTGTTTTTGGATCAAGTCCAGCGAGTATCTTTTCTGCTAGCATCGTCATATTTTATTCAGCTACTGCTTCTTCAGCGGGTGTATCTTGAAGTTCAACTAATGTAAAATTAACTGACTTGTCTTCCTCTTGATTAAGAGCAATTGTAAAATTGCTGTAGTCTTGAAGCAAATCTTCAATCTTAACATTTACTTGTCCGACAGTCTTTACTACTGCTGCAAGAATTTGTTCAATTGAAATGTTAATGTTATTTGTCGGAGCAGTTGCTGCATCAAGTGCATTTTCTACTACTGATGTTGTGTTATTTTCTTCTGTCATTTTATATCCTTTACATATTTAGTACCATCGTCCAATTCGGAAACGACTGGTGAACAGAAAGATCCTACTCGCATCTTTCCTAAAGCAGATGTATACATCTTTGGAAAAGCAATTACACGCTGCATTTCTTTATTTTCATCGCAATAAATAATGTGTGCCATCATTTTATTAGCTTTTGTTTTATAGTGTGTGAAGTCCACGACATACTTTTTATCTTGTGGAATTCCCAAATCTTTATTATGCATATAGTTAATAAATGGATCTTCTTTGTGATTAACTACATCCTCTATTGTAACATATCTATGAATTCTATTGTCGCCTACTAGGAAGAAGTACATGTTTCCCGTTTCAATTTGTGTATTTTCATTATGAAAAATACCAATAGATCCAGTATCATCAACTAATTCAACACGAGACCAACCCTTACCTTTTTTAATTGACCTTACCATTGCCTGCAATATAAAAGTTCCTTCTTCAAGAAATTCTTCAAGCGGAGTAATTTGAGATCTAATATATGGAGTAAGTCCTTTAACGTCAAACTTAGGTATGCCTAAATATTCATAATAGTTTTTAGATTCATCTCCAGTTCTTGGATTATCTTCAAAAGCCAACGCACCAATTTCATTAAGTGCAGATATTGCTCTTGAGTTTATTCCAGAACCTTTTGTCCCAGCTATTTCTAAGACATTAGCATATGAAGTAAATGGTCTAGCATTTACAATCTTCTTGCCAATATTTTCAGATATATATTTAATATTTGCTAAGCCAAATCGAATGCTATTGCCTTGAATATTAAAATCAAGATCAGATTCATTAATGTGTGGAAGAAGTACTTTTATTCCAAGTCTCTTTGCTTCCAGTAAATACTCTGTCCTTGCGTCTTTGTCTTTTTCGTTTTTAAGGAGAGCAAATACAAACTCAAGTGGGTAATAGTGCTTAAGCCAAGCAGTCCAATAGCCAAGCATAGAATAAGCAACAGCGTGAGAGCGGTTAAAGGAATAGCCAGCGTGAGCTTCAAAATCGTGCCACAGATGTTCAGCATCTTCTTTAGAAATAAAACGTCTTGCACCTTCGACGAATTTGTCTTTGAATACATCAAATTCCTTTGCATCTTTCTTTTTACCAATAATCTTTCTTACCTTATCAGCTTCAGACCATGACATCCCGCCCAAGTGTACGCAAGCTTGCATAACCTGTTCTTGATAAATAATAACTCCGTATGTTCTCTCCGTGAAGGGCTTCATGACTGGATGGACATACGTAACCATCTTGTCACCATTTTTTCTGCCTACGTACTCAGCTCCTACAGTATTCATTGCACCTGGACGAACTAGTGCGTTTGAAGCAACTAAATCTTCAAAATTGCTTACACCCATTTTAATCAAAAGGTTTGTGTATGGAGTTGCTTCTGCTTGAAACACACCTTTTGTAAAACCATTTGAAAGATCATAAAATATTTCTTTATCATCTAATGGCAGATTGTGAAGATCAATATCTTTACCGTGTCTATCTTTAATCATATTAACTGTATCTTGAATAACAGATAATGTTTTAAGTCCGAGTACGTCAAACTTAATTAAACCAATATCTGCTGCTTGATCCATGTCATATGCCACCACTGGAACACGACCAGAAACTTCCTCATCTTTATCGCTTCTAGTTTCAATAGGAGCATATTTAGAAATAGGTTCTTTAGCAACAACAACACCTGCAGCGTGAATTCCTACAGAACGAATTCTTCCACGAAGATCTGATGCAAATTGCAAAACTTCTGGATATTTTTGTTTAAACCAGTCAACATTTTTATTTGATTCAAACTCTTCAAATGTTTCTACACCTTTAAGAGCTTTATTAATTTCTCCAAGGGGTACATCAAATACCCTACCAGCATCTCTAACAACCCCCTTATCTTTAAAGTATTGATAAGTTGAAATAGATGCAACATTCTTAAACTTTTTGCGTAGATAATCTTTTACTTCACCACGACGGCGGTCCATAAAGTCCGTATCAATATCTGGGAAGTCATTGCGTTCTGGGTTAATAAAACGGAAAAACAATAGGTCAAACTTAATTGGGTCTACTTCAGTAATGCCCAATAAATAACATACTAATGATCCCGCTGCTGATCCACGTCCTGGGCCAACCATGATTTGGTTTTCCTTAGCCCAACGTACCATGTCACCAACAACAAGAAAATAACTACTAAACTCTTTATCTTTAATGACTTGAAGTTCTTCTTCAAGCCTTTCTTTGTATTGGTCATTCTCTAATCCTTTTTCTTTTAAAGATTCGCTACACATTTCAATAAGTTGTTTATGTGCATCTTTTTTAGGCTTTGGTAGAAGTTGCAAATTTTCATGAAAATCATATTCTTCTACTTTATCAGCAATCTCTTGGGTATTTGAATAAATTTCATCTGACCAATCGCTTCCAAAATCAAATCTGATTTCATCAATGCTTTGAATATAAACATTAATATCTTGAAATGAAATTGGACGGTCTGGATACAAATGATTAAATCTTTCAAATATATCTTTAAACTTTTTGCCAGACTCGTAGTTGGCACCTTCTGCAATATCAGGTTTTGTAGAAAGAATCAAAAGAACTTCTTCTAATGCTTTTTGTTCTTTAGTTGCATAGTGACAATCTCCAGTAGCAACTAGTTTAATTCCAAGCTTTCTTCCAATATTCACAAGACCATCATTAATTTCTTTATCATTATGAGATTGCACTTCTAAGTAAAAATCATCGCCAAATCTATTTTGAAACCATCTGGCATATTCAAATGCTTTTTCCATATCGTTACGCTGAATTGCTTTTGAAATAAGACCATTCATGCAACCAGATAGTACAATAAGTCCATCGCCATATTCTTCAAGAACTTCTAAATCAATGCGTGGCTTACGATAATATCCTTCTGTCCATGCAATTTCAGAAAGCTTTTGTAGGTTTTTTAAACCATCATTATTTTTAGCAAGCAAGATAATATGATTAAATACTTGAGTATTATCATCACGTTTTTTAATATCACGCTTGTCAAAACGATCTGTAGCTGATATATATGCTTCTATACCGAGTATTGGCTTCATTCCCAATTTTCTAGCTGCTACTTGCATTTCTCTATGAGATGCTAAAGTTCCGTGATCTGTAATAGCCATTGCTGTTTGTCCCGCATTTTTTGCAGCAGTCAATAGTTCTTCAGCAGAACACAAGCCATCCATCAAAGAATAGTGCGAGTGCACATGTAAATGTGTGAAATTCACCAATACTCCAGTTTTAGTTTAGATTACCACTCAACAGATGATGATGTGGTTGACTCTGAAGATGAGTCTGAGGTAACTCCCATGTAGAAGTTTTCTTGTTCCATGTAAGGTACATTTCTAACTGCTGTCTTTTCAAGATCAAAAAGCTCAAGCTTGTCAAAATCAATTGGCTTTACTTCTGCAGTTGGAAGTGGAATAATGCTGTAACTTGTTTCAGTCTTTTCACCAGTACGCTTTAACTTCCAGTTTAGATTAGTGATGCTATTTGTTTCTGTAGCATACTGACTAATTTCTGGAGTTGCAGACTTTGGTCCAGTACCTTGAGAAAAAATTGCAACATATGGATCTTCTTGTCCATCATCAACTAATACATTAATGTAAAAGCGTGGGCGACCCTTCCATCCATCCTTTGGATTGCGACGGTGTTGTTCACAGCCAAAGCACTGACCTAGGTCATCAATTGTGCAGAGAGCCTTGCGACGATAATCTTTTGGATTTGTATGTTCAATTGCAATAAAGCCTAAACCAGCTTTATCATTATAATGTTCTGAATCTGGATCAATTTCTTGCAAGAATCTAATCTTAACAGATTGACCATCTTTAACTTGAAGCCATCTGCCCTTAACGCCAGAATCGGCTGAGCTTGTCTTCTGTTCCATTTGCTTGTTCATGGCTGCTAAGCCTTTTACTATACTCATATATATCTCCTTGTGTATGGGGCTGTATTATGCCCTGTGGTTCTATTATAGCACTAATTTAAATACTCAAAATTACTTACAGCGTTCTTTATACATTGTTTTATTTCTTCATCTGTGAGATCGCCCACATCTTTTGCATCATGTGGATATACAATATCCATGTCATATGATGCCCAAGATATTGATTTATTCTTTAACCGTGCAGCAATTTCTCTGCCAAGCTTTCTGCCAGCCTCATCTGCATCTGTTGCAATAATAATAGATGAAGAATATTTATTTAAGTTTGCTAGGTTTTCTTTAGACAAGCTTCCACCTAATGTTGCAATTACATTTGGATAACCTGCTTGATGTATTCTGATTGCATCAAAAGAAGATTCACAAACAATTATTGTGTCGCTAAGTTTTCTAGCTCTATGTAAATTAAACATAGTTAAGCTTCTAGGCAGGTTGGTGCTATTCTTAAAACTTTTACCTTCAATTGATCTACCAACTAAACCAACTGGTATCCCTGTTGGGCTATGCACTGGAACTATAACCATATCTTGATTTTCAGAATACCCTAGTTTAAAATAATCCATAGACTCAAAGTTTATTCCACGAGACAAAAAGTATTGCTTTGCCCTTTCAGAATTTTTTAAATCTTTAAAAAGTTTGTCTAGCGTTTCTTGAGGGAATTCTTCAAACTCTGGCTTGTCTTCCATCAATGCTTCTAGGTCATCATCAAAGGTTTCATATTGTTCTTTTTTAAGATTAGCCATTAATCTCATAGCTTGAAAATCATTTAGTTGACCAGCTTTTTTTACAAGATCAATGAGCTTACCCTTAGCACCGCATGAGGGATTGTAACAAACATACAAACCTTTTTCATAACTTACCGCAAAAGAAGGAGTTTTTTTATTATCATGAAACGGGCATAAGCATAAAAAATCTGTAGTAGTCTCAGAAGTAATATGTACTCCAACACTTTTTAAGATTTCTTTTATTTGTTTTTGATTATATCTTTCAGCAAGCAACATAACTCCATAATATCAAATTGGATATTTGTTGTCTATCTCTTGTAAAACTGTTGCCCTGAAAATCCTTCAAGCTGATTTGCTTTTTTCTTTCCAACGTAGACCCCGTATATTTCTAGCGTAAATCCGTAAGTATCTTTTTTTTCATTATATTCAATTGAAAATTGTGGATCAAGGTCTAACACTGGTACATAGCCTCTAGAACGCATATCTTGTATCAAAAGGCGTTCATGCATTTCTCTTATTCTTTTAATTGAAGCATCGTCTTTTATGACTCCGCCAATTAAGAAGCTATGTATTTGTTTTCTTAGCATAATAAACTAATTATACTAAAATAGTGCTACACCTCAAATTATTGCTGAATGTCCATTTCATAAATTTCTTTTACAATACCACGGTTAAGATCCCAATCTAGATAGAAATCAAAATTAGTTCCGTGACGATTTTTACGACTTACAATTTCCATAATATTTGAATCTGGTTGTTTGTGCACAGCAATTGCAACGTCAGCATCATATTCAATAGCCTTTGACCATGCTACTTGTGACATCATTGGAGGACCTTCTTGATCTGAAACATCATCCATTGTTGCAGCGGTAATATCAACAACTGGAATTCCATTTCGAACTGCTAAAAGTTTAAAGTCACGAGAAATATTTCTATTTCTTTCAACTTCTGATTTAGCTCCAGATGAATCATTAAATAGTTGATGATAATCAAGAATAACAATATCAGGTTTATATTGATCAATCTTTGCCTGTACTGTATTGGGAGTTACTTGACCTTGACCTTCATTGGAAATAAGGATAAAACTGTTTTTGTCTGCAAATTTATTTTCCGCCCAAGAGTGGAAATCATCTGTATTTACCATACCTTTTGAAAAATCTGATGCCCTAAATAATCCTGAACCCATCATTGTATAAATACGATCACGCATATTTTCTGGAGACATCTCAAGCGAGATAATCATAGGTCTAAAACCCTGTTCCCACGCCTTACAAGCCAAGTAGGATGAAAACCATGTCTTACCCCTGCCTGGCCAACCGATCATTACTATAAGGTGCCCTGGAGCCATTCCAGTAGGGTAGGCTAGGTCAATGGCATTGAATCCAGTTTTAATTCCTGGGCTTCCACCCATAGCAAGAGAACGTTCACGGATTGCTTCAAAATGTTTTTCTGCCAACTCAAAGTCTGTAAGATCAACATCTCTGACAGCACCTGTGAGTCTGGAAAGGGCGTTTAGCTCTGTTTGCATTTCAAGAATAACTCTTGTAGCAGAATTATTTTTTAAACTTGCTCCATTACGCAACAATACATCTTTTACTCTTGTAGTTAAAAACTCATTCTTTAAATTATCAAGATAATAGCCAGTCTCTCCTTTTACGGATTCTGGTTCAAAATCTTTAAACTTTTCTTGTATAACAGAAACATCGGGAACCGCACGAAACTTTAAATAATAAGACTTTAATCCTTCCCAAACATCACGGTGGGAAGTAAAAATATCATCAACATTATCTGAAAGCACTGTGGCGATATCTTTATTCTTACAAATTGCAGAAAGTAATGCAGCCTCAGTGTTCATTTAATTCCTGTTCTACTAATAATCTTGTTTGCTGTCTTAGTACTTTGCGATACTCAGCATCTTCTTCAGATTTTATCATAATGTCATTAAGCTTGTCAAAGTTGTATAAGAACCAGTTTAATGGATGTCCAGCTTTACTGCATTGAAAATAATATTCAATTAGCTCTTTTGCTCTTTCAAATCCTACTGTATCAATGACATCTTGCATCGCCCATTTTTCTCTGTAACGATTTACCATTGGTTGTTTATTATATTTATTTTTATAAAGAGATAGGTAAAGAGAAACAAGCGAGTAAGCTTGCTTTGCATCTTCTTTAGCCATTATTTATTTCCTTTTAAATCTTTTTCTATCTCTTGAACTTTTTCAGTTAATTTGTTTTCAACAAATTCATAAATTCTATCTGTTGCAGAATCAGTATTTTCTCCTGATCGAACAAAATCTTCAACTCCAATACTTACCTTAATGCTTTCGTAATTACCTAAATTACGTGTGAACTGTAGTTCAACTCGAACATTAGTCTGACTCATTTTCTTCTTCTACCTCATCCTTTTTAGCAATCGGCAATCCAAATCCAGTTTTAAACTTTTTTACATTTTTATCTGCTAGGTGTTGATACAGCATCATCATTCTATCTGAGATAGCAATTATAGCATCTAGATCTTCTTTCTGTAAAGCCAATTCCATTGCATGCTCAAGCACTGCTAAAGATAAATCTAATGCATGCTTAGCATCTTTATTTAATTTAGTGTCTACCACTCAGGTTGTTTCCAAACTGGAACAAATGTTCCTTCGCTATTTTTTACATATAATACAGTTTCATTTCTAAGCATAGCCTCTAGCTCTACTTTACTTGGTATATTACTTGCTGTAATATTTCCGTCTTTTCTTGGTCTGCCTATATGTACTGTTTTAAAAAATTCTCTAAGTTCTCTGATATCATTTTCAGAAAATAAATATCTTCCCAGCTTTTCTTTGTCATCAAGAGAATATGCCTGCTGAGGCTTTCTTATGTCTCCCGATCTAAGGTGCCGTTTAATTGTATCAACGTGTCTATTTATTAATTTGCCAACTTCAGAGATGGAGTAAGCGTGTTGTTTATTTTTCTGAACATCAGAATTATTGTAAGCAACACGCTTTCCCTCTAAGAAGTTCCACGCTACTATAGTATCATCTGCTCTATTTACCTGTAAAGTCCTATGAAGGGCATTATTTAAATAGAAATACAGAACTCTACGTTCAGCTTTTTTTCGACTTTTTCTAGCCATGTGCCAAGTGCGTTTCCATCTTTTTTTATTATCCAGCGTTTACCGCAGGAAATGCAGTAGAGCTCCACTCGTAATTTTTGAGAAAATACACGATCTATAAAGACTCTTCCATTGCATTTTTTACACCACATATTAAGTTTTGTCCCTAAGTATTACTTAGTTGCCTTCAACTTTTCTGTGACTGCATCTGTTGCCTGTTCTGCAACAATACCGAATGCTGGATCTTTCTTGTTAACAAAACGCAAGATTACTGGAACTAATGAACCCCAGAGAGCGTTTGCAACAAGTGCCCATTGTGCACCCTTAAAGTTAACAATCGAAACATGGCTTGTGCTTGAAACGATTGTTGCTGCTGCAATAACTTGACCAAGCAAGTTACGAGCATATGATTCAATTAACGCTTGGTTAATCTTCATGCTGTCTCCTTTAGACACTAAATAATTTCCCGTCTACAAAACAAGTGTAGTCTGGGGAAATTTCCACAATCTGTACATGAGGACGTTCACCGTTCTCAATATGTGCGATTGCGAAACCTTTTTGCCAATTGTGATTTTGTGTATATTTCATACCATCACTTTTTTCATCACACATATGTCCAATTTCATATCCACGAATTGCTCTACCGCCTGTAGCAAGTGGCAACTCATATGTTTGAAAATGTGAAGCAATTCTATGTGAATGACCTCTAATTAAAGAAATTTGTAAATCATCTATGTCTTTTCTTACTGCACCTGTATCTGCAATTGAAAGACCGTGATGAACGTGAATATCACCAAAACGATGCTTGGGCAATTCATTATAATATATATATTCATAACCCAAAGAGTCTAATGACCACAGTGATTCTGGTGTAATATCTTGAAGATACTCTGGCATTTTTTTATCAAGATAATCAAAAATTCTTATATCATGATTTCCCAATGCTGAGAATAATTGAGCATCTGGAAGCATGTCTCTTGTCTTTGCATAAAAATCTCTTGCACCCTTTGCTTCATGTCGCATCATAGGAACAATAAGATCTTTACTGTCATTTTTATGAAGCTGAAGAAATTCTGCTGATCTTCCTTCAGTATATTTACTGTAGCATGCTTGGTCATCAGTATCGCCTAGGTAATCAACTACATCTGGTTTAAACCATTTCATTACCTTAAACCAAAGCTCAATTGCTTTGTCATCTTGATATGGAAATTGCTGATCAGAGGATAGCATCCACTTTAAATCGTTAGCCATTAAAATCCTTTGTTTTGGTTAATTATCAGTTATATTATTTTATAAGTCAAAAATTACTCGTAAGATATTGCAGTAATATGAACAAACGCTGGGATACCACCAGACGGAAATGTACTTGATGTTATGGTGTGAACGTCAAAATTCATAGCATAAGAGCTGGTATCAATATTTGTTAGGATTGGAATCATTGGTCCTGGAGCACTTGAACATTCTACTACAGCACTAACCACTGGTTTATTTTTAAATGCATTTGGAGGAACAACAAGATCTAGCGTTTCCTTTGCTCCATTAATCGTAATTGGCACAGTAGTTTGGAATACAGACATTGCTTGAATTGTTCCAGATTGTAGGTATGGGAATACAGAGGCAGATGCATATTCTCTACCCTTATAGTAATATTGTCCTTTTGATAGGAACTGTTGCACAGATGCAATTTGTGATTGCAAAGAGCTTATTACTGTTGAATCTATAACTACGTTACTTGCCATATTTTTCTCCTTGTATTATTATACCTTATGTTAAATTCGGAACTACAAATACGTATCCCACAGACCAATCTGATACAGCATTGTTGTCCCCGCCAACTGCTTGAACTTGAACAACATAAGAAGTTCCTGCTTTTAGATTAGTTAATGTAACAGAAGATATTGGTAATGGATTTCCTGCTGCATCATATATTATTTGTCCAGGTGATGCTAATACCATTATGTCACCTGCAGATGATACTCAATGTCCATCTGTTGTCCTGAATTTTTAATAATTGGTGTTGTAAATAATGATCTGCTTGTGAGCTGATACTCTGGTGGAAGAATAACAACAGTTGCAGAAACTGCTTGAGCTGGAGATCCTATAGTTGCTGTGCCAGTTGTTGAATTTGCAATAACAAAAGTATTTTTAGTAGGAACAGAATAAATGGTAAATGTTCCACTATATCCAGAAGGCGTTAATCCTGATATAACAACCTGGTTTCCAATTGCAAAGTTATGTGCTCCTGATGTAGTATATGTTACATACCCAGATGATGGGGATGATGGAGTTACTGTTGTAACTGCAAGTGTTCCCGCATATGGATGCCCTGTCCAATAATCATTTGTAACAATTTTTAACGAATCCAAATATATCACTGATGGGCCCGCTGACATATTTATACTTAAAGAATTTATAGTTATTCCAGCTGTTGGGAATGTTGAAGGCAAAGGAATTCGAGCAACATTTAAACCAATATTAGTAACTATACCAGTAGCTACGCATGCAAACGGAGAAGATGCATTATTGTTATCTGTTAAATTAATTGTTATTGCAGTATTATTTGCAGCTGAACCTGAATAATAAAGTAATAATAAACTATCTGAAGATGAATGTCCAGTTGCATCAATTGAAACATTTGATATGGAAACTGTATCTGATGAAGATAAAGCTATATTAAATTGACCATATGTGCTTGGCTGTTGTAATGTTGTTGAATTTAATGAAAGTGTTCCACCATAACCATACTGGGTAGATCCAGTTGAATTTGATGAACCCATTGTTACTACAACTTGATAGTTACCATTTACTTGATAAACTGTACCTGAGCCAGATGGGGCAAGAGAAGAACCTGATGCTGCTGTTGTCCCTGTTATATAAACAGAGCTTCCAACTTTTAAACCTTGTGCATTTGCAACATTTATTGTTACATTAGAAGTTCCAGTAAGCCATGTATAACCCGATTGCTGAGACAATGCTGATCCATTAATTGATGTTTGTCCTAGTAATGCAACTTGCGATCCTGAAGATGTGCTTGACCATTGACTTAATGATGCATCTGTATTTGATTTTTCAGAAAATCCAGTTATATTTCTTGTAGTTGCATTATTACTTTGTTTTAAATTAATTGGTATAATTCCAACTTCAGAAATCCTTGCTGCTAAAGCTGGGTCTAATGTTGCTTTTACAATTATTTCATTATTAAATATTGAGTTTCCTAAATTATCTGTTAATACTGTAACTAAAGCTGTGTTGCTTGATACGACAGTAGAAGAAACATCTGTATTTGTTTTTGGATATTGAACTTGATAACCATAGGTTTGAGTTGCAGTTCCGCCTGAAACATAAGATCCTGTTGCTGCATTTACTACTGTAAATTGAGATGAAGATGCTGTTGCAATTGTTCCAGTTATATTATATGCAGTTGGGTTTACTCCAGTAACAACAACCTGTTCTCCAGGGGTGAATGAATTAGCAGCAGTATAAGTTATAGTGCCTGTAGAAGCAGATACGTTTGTTATTGTAGCTTGCAATGATTGTATAGATGATATATTATAAGTACCATTAAATACTGAGTCTATACCAGTTACCTGTATTTTATATCCTGATGCAAGTAGTGGAGCTGTTATAGATTTGAAATTTAAATAAGCTATATTACTTGTTAATTGTTTATTAATAATAATAAACTTTGGACTCATTTTTGCATAAGATTTTAAAGTAATAGGCATTCTATCAATCTCATAATATAAAACTTTATCTGTTAGTGCTGGATTAGCTGGAACAGCACCAATAGTTAGACCTCCCGCCCAATCAATACTTGACTTAGCTAGGTGTCTATTAATCATATAAAAACCATTTGTAGTAATTAGGTTTTCTTTTTCAGCAATAATCTTGCCATCTGATTTTATTATATATTTGCCTTTTATCATACGGTTGCACTTATCCTAAAGTTATAACTTACTGCTCCATCTACTGAATCAAATTTTACGCTTGTTGTATATACAGTAGATGATATTATTGTTGCAGATCCATTAATTATAACAGTTTCTGTTATAGGGACAGCAACAAATGATGATGGATCTATATATAAATTTGTTGGAGTGTCTAATGCGTATATTGGTGCTGGAATTGCTGCTGGTGGTTGAGGAACAGAAGTTACATCAGTAGATATTGTAGGTGCTGTTTCAACTGAGCCAGACCCACCGTTTGCTGGTGGGATAGTTATATCAAGTGTTGGAGCGTCAATAACTGATAATGAATTTATAGAACTTGAATCTATAACAGACCCCAAAGAGCTTGATGAAAATATGTCTGTTGATGCATTTGTATTTGTTCCCAAAGTTTGTAAAGAGCTTCCCCAACCTCCTGGACCATAACCAATATCCCAATATAATTTCCATCCAGTTTGAGGATAGTATTTATAATGTTGATTTGGACCAGCGTCTGTAGGCATTGGTGGAATCAAAGATTGTCTCCATGCTGCAAAATCTGCAGATGTTGGAACATGACCATTTATTGTTCTAAATGCTACGGCAAAAGCTTCTGTGTTTCTAGGATCTGTTGGGTAAAGAGGTTGTATTGTTGGTTGAACAGGTGCTGAAATTGGTTGTGTATAACTAGAAACATTTGTTGAGGTTGAAGAAGAACTATTTGAAGAAAAACCCGATTGTGCAAATATATCAATTAATGTAGACGTGCTTGTTGTTGGTCCTGGATTTGGTGGAACATTTGCAGCAGGATCAAAATCAAAAGTTTTTGCTGGAGTAGGTTCGTTACCTCCATCAATTAGCATTGCTTCACGCATATTTTCACCACCTTCTATATTATATCATTTATGCAAAAATCATTGGTTTTAAGATTAATTGTGTAGTTAATCCATTATTGTATGATTGAGTTACTGTTTTAACAAAATAATAGCTTGGACTTTGTGTACCCATTCGTTTTAATGAATATGTAAATTTACAAAAATCTCCAATTTGAATTAATGGATTGCCAAATACCTGAATTGATATTTCTTTATGGAATCCAGTAAGCAAACTTGCAGAATCAAGAAGTATTCTAGTTGCATCATTTTCTCCTTGAATCCAATCAGTAGTCATTTGAACAGAAGTATTTGCATATTTTCTATCAATAACTTTTTCTAATACTATTTGATTAGTTAAAAATTGATAATTAGCTTGAATCTGTAATGGAAAAATAGTTAGATTTCCTATGTTATCCCCAGGTGCTTTTAACCAAATTATTTGATTATGGTTATTTACTACAGCAAATCTAGATCTGAATGGGGTCATTGCAATTTTTGAATAGGATGCATTCCAGGAGTCTACTCGCCCCATTATAATATTCGTAAGACTATCATTTGCTGTTGCTGTTCCATAAAACACTTTTTGAAGAGATGCCGTATCTGGCAAAGCAGGAGATAGGGAGTGTTTTACATCATAAAATTTAAATCCACGAATTTGTGGTTTTGCTTGCCATAAATAATGATCAACAGAATTTTGTATTCCGTGAACAATATTATCTAAAAAGCTTTCTGTATTGAAATGATATCTTGGAAGATATTTGAAATCAGCTTGGTTATTTAATCCATCAACAACTGGAAAATTTGCTGCATATATTTCTGTTAATTTTGCAGAAGCTATTCCATTTTTTGAACAAGATACAAATGCTCCAAAATTGGATGTGCTATTTGGAATAATACTTGTAAGATTACCATTTAATTGTATTTTAGTTATTTCTCTACCATCAATATAAATATACAAATATGGAGATGAAAGATAGACTGAAAGTCTATGATTAACTCCATCAAACAAATCTAATGAGACTACTTGCTTGTATGGCTGTGTAGTTGTTACTGCTGTAGTTCCAGAAGATGAGTAAGATGCGGTTGATATTACAGATGTAGGTGTTCCTGTAGGGCTTCCAGTAAATAATTCTATTTGTGTATTTGTTGATGTTCCACTTGAAGGAATATATCTAGAAACTTTTAAGAATTGTGCGTTTGAAGAATCTCCATTTACTACATTAAAAAATAAACCAAACTGTGTTTGATCTGCATGTCTATAACTTGAATTAAAAGTTGTTGCAAAATAATTATAATTTTTAGATAATTCATTTGGAGATAATAAAGTTGAATTATTTATGTTAGCATTTGACATTCTTGCTGTTCCATAAGAAAATGCAGAACCTTGACCTATTGTCCCAAAAGACACAGATGTATTTCCATTAACTAAATTAGCTGATTGAAAATAATTTGTAGGACTTATTGTTCCCGATACTTCATTTGCAGTTCCAGCAGCACTATCAAATATATAATGATTTTGAATTGGTGTATTGTATTTTCCACGCATTACGCCTACGGCTTTACCCGTAGGATAATATCTTATCTCATCAAATGTTTGCCCTAAACTTACAATGTAGTCTTTAATTTCTCTTACTGCATTGTCTATATCTGCGGGGCCAGTTATTATTTTATTTATGCTTAAACCAAAATTATTGCTTGGAAAAAATTTGTACTCTAATCCTTCATAAGAAATTATTTCGGACCCTATAAATATTTCACCTTTATTATTACCTATAGTTCTTGACATTTGAAGAATTATAGATGGATCAAAATTAAAATAATTTTGATAAGTATTCATTGATTTTGATATTTCTGTACAAGGCAATGCATTCTCAACATCTTCTTGCCAAATAGTTTTGACAGTATTTCTTTTTTTAGAAATAAGACCAACTTGAGAATTTAAATCAGATACATAATCGCTATATGCTGTGTTAGGAATTTTATAATTAATTATAACTTTTCCAACTTTTGGTCCAATTGTTTCTGTAAATGTTGCTGGTATTATATTTGCTGTGTAAGAAATTCCATTAACTGTTTCTGCTTTATCAGTTACAGAAAAATCTGGAGCAAATGTATTAGCATTAAACTTGTTTAAAATTGATTTAAGGCTTATAAATTTCATCATGCCATATTCATCAAAGTATGCAGAAATTTGATGAGCAATAAATAAACTTTGCAAAGC